ACAACAGACCGATTGGCAGGGTTAAGTATGCGCTAAATTAATTCCGCCAACGGGTTGTTTAAAAACAATTCTCAAATAATTAAAATGAAGAAGAAATTCCTCAACCTTCAGACCATCCTTGACCGCAAGGATGATTTTGAGGTTACCGATGAGAAGATTACTCTCACCGATGCAGAGATGCAGAAAATCGAGGATAGCCTTGTTCAGAAGCAGAAAGACTTCGAGGAGAAGTCAACTGCTCTCGACGCAGCTGAGAAGAAGGTCAAGGACCTGGAGGCTCAGATGGCCGAGAAAGACAAGGCTATCGAAGACAAGACTAAGGAGATCGAGGACTTGAAGGGCGCACCTGGTGATGACACCGTTGATGCACCTTCAACAGCACCTCAGGCTTCTCCTCGCGATTGCTATAATGCTTTATGTAATATTTAATGGCTGAACCAAAAAATATTGAGATTACACCTGATGAGCTTGCTAAGAGCTTCATCACGTACCGCAAGGATATTCTTCAGATGCCAATTCTGGCGCTCGAAGAAGTTACAAAATATATGCAGCTGCGCCAGGGCGTTCGCTATGCTGAGGAGGTTGGAGAGCTCGCTGGAGCATTCGAGATTGGTCCATTCTCTTACACCCGCATCGACGATGAGCAGGTGAAGATTGTTGGTCGCAAGCTCGAGACCTTCCTTGGTTCCGGAGTCAAGGAATTCAATCCTAACTCTGTAGTACAGAGCATCTATGGCTCATCAGTAGTGCAGGGTGAAGCTCTGAAGAACACTCCTATCACCAAGTTGGTAGCGATGTACCTGTTCAAGCTTCTTGGCGAAGCTTTCCGCAACAGCATCTTCACCGCGAAGCGCAATGATGCTGGTAAGACTACCGCAGAACTGTATAATGGTTTCAAGACCATCGCTGATAAAGAGGTTATTGCTGGTAATTTAGCTACAGCAAAGGGCAACCTCTTCAAAACCACAGCCATGACAGCTGAGAATGCGGTTGATGTGACTGAGGAGTTCATCGATGCAGCAGATGAGAAGCTGAGAGGTGAGGACACCATTCTCTTCTGCAACAAGAAGAGTAAGACTCTGTACGAGAGAGCATACCGAAATACTTACGGTCATCTCAACTACAACAAGGAGTTCAACAAGACTTACATCGATGGTGACCAGAAGTGCGAGATTGTAGGTCTCTCTTGCGTTCCTGATGGCTTCAAGCTCATCACACCTAAAAAGAATATGCTCGTCGGCATCGCTACATCTGGTGAGAAGTGCAACTTCGAGATCGAGAAGAGCCTTCGTTCACACTTCCTCCTCGATTTCGTCGCTACTATGTTCTTCGGTTGTCAGTTCGAGTCGATTTCTAAGGAGCGAATCCTGGTTGGTTATGACACTCTCCCTACAGCATAGGGAGAGCGTCTGATAGTTTAACAATTATACATTATATATATGGCACAGAAAAAATCATGTACTGATGGTGTCAACCTCTACGAGGATGTGTTGAAGTGCCCTGGTCAGAAGCGACTGCCTGGTACTCGTGCATACGGATGGTTCATCCCTCGCAGATGGATCACAAAGCTGGCAGAGCCACAGAAGGAGGCTGCTACAACCCTTAAGGACTACCTTATTATCAAGGAGTCTCATACCTTGCAGGCAGATAAGAAGTGGATCAGACTGGAGTTCATTCCAGACAAGTCTTCCATGGCTCCTGAAGCTCAGGGCGAAGAGGGCAGCAAGACCATGAACAACAAGGCGACTCTTGTACTTCCTGGTACCGAGGAGGAGCAGCAGGCTACTGCTTCCATGCTCCTCAACGAAGACGGCATCTTCCTCGTTCCTCAGCGTAACGGCAAGGTTCGCCAGTTCGGTGACGATGCCTTCAATGTCTCCGTCAATCCTTCAGCAACTACAGGTGCTTCTGTCACCGATGAGTCTAACACTACGTTGGAGATTTCAGTTCCGTGCGAAACCATGCCTCCATTCTACTATGGTGACATCGTTACCGCTGATGGTACATATAGCGGTGAGACCTGCAAGCTGAAAGCGACAGGTGACGTGTAAGCAAGTCCATTTTTTATAATTCTCATAGTTTAAGCTGGCGAGGCGATGCTGATATGCTCGCCTCGCCTTTTATTTTTAGATATGATTGATAAAACATTCACACAGAAGATCAGTCAGTGGTTCGATAGCGAACATACTGACGAGAATATTCGGGAAGGAGCAATGATGCTCCTGCAGATTAATAACAATAAACATCTCTATCAGGTCATCAGCTTCAATCCGCAAGGTAAGCTGGAACTGCTCAAATATGAGCTGCGCAAGCATCTCAACTATCGCAATGCTGGTATGACGCTTGATGAGGTCAGAGACTACGACAATGCGGTGACTCCTATCCTTCAGGTTGCAGTAGATCGTACTACTGAAGCTGATGAGCAGGCACCTGATTTTATCCCTCATCTCCCTCAACTCTGCGGGGATAATGTAGTACTCTGCCCTGATGCCATCATTGCTAAAGGTAAGCGTGAGGACCACAATCAGCTCCCTGCTCATATCCAGGATATCTGGGAAGCAAATGCTGCGCTGTGGAAGAAAATCAAGGAGCATTTCGAGGCTTGCAAGGCATACACTCAGTCTTGCGACAGATACGAGGGATTGCATGCTGCAGATGAGGGCTTCCAGCAACTCCTCGGCACGCTTAAGCAGGAGTACTACGCATACAAGCAGGGCATGGAGGTCTATGACCATGCCACTGTGACGAATCCAGAAGATGAGCCGGAAGAGCAGCAGACCGATGCTGCCATCACCGCCAAGCAAATAAGCAATGCGCGATCCTATATCACAAAAAGCCTGCCGAAGATTATCGAGTTGCAGGAGAGTGGTGAGGCAGACAAGGCTGCTGCCTTGCGTGACAAGGTCAACGAGCGAGTGCAGCTGCTTGTTTCTGCCAAGGCTGAACTCACAGCTGATACCATTGCCAAGATTCAGCAGGCAGGCATCGAAATGCAGCCAGCTGAAGAGCAGCAGGTAGAGGAAAATGCAGCTGAGACAGAGGAGAAGGTAGATGAGAGCGAATCAGATACAACAAGTTCTGAAGCCGCTTCAGCAGAGTAGCTCGCAGGTCTATCTAGGTCAAGGCCTTCACACTCTTGGCTTGTTAGGCTGGATTCTGGAGCAGACCGGTCCGGCAGATGTTGCCGTCACGACCTTCTCTACTTCCGATGCCTTCCTGTGTGGAGTCATCAACCTTCGCAAGCGAGGGTTGATAGACCATTCTACGTTAGTGGCAGACATTAAAGCTTCAAGCAAAACTTTAAAGCTAAAACGCTTGATGACAGAGGCTTTTGATGAGGTTAAGCTTACGCTTAATCACTCGAAGATTATGTTGGTCAGTAACGCAGAGTGGTTAGTCTCCGTGATCACATCGCAGAATCAGACGTATGGTGACCGGGCGGAATGTACCTTCATCTCTCTCGATAGAGACGTCTATCTCGATATTCATAAAATGCTCAATAATTTGCTAGATGATAAGAACACAATTTCCATTCCTCGAGGAGAGTGAATTGTACCTGCAGGCGGTATATGATTATGCAAAGACCATGACGCCAGTGGAGGAGATTCCCATCCTGATGGACCTGCCTCCCGATGAGTCTGTGGCTATGCAACTGGAGCTGCAGGAGCCTAGATCGCCATATCGCAGGCGCTATCTTAGAGGTTTAGCGGAGACCGCTAATGAGTTGAGAACCAACAATATTGCATTGGCAAATGTCGGTTCTCCTGGTGCATATCAGGCAGTGATGACTCAGCTATCGCAGATTATTGCCAAAATCTCTTGATATGAGTCTTCCAGTCAATGTAGATGATTATATGAAGTACATGCCTCTCAACGAGGATGAGCTTCAAGACCTTCATCTCTCCGCTATCGTCAAGGCGAGAGTGGAGAGACTTCGGGGGTGCTATGCATTCTGGCTGCGCTACCCTCGATACACCGTCCGTGAGATGGTTGATCAGGATAAGGCAATGTTCGGTGTAAGCGAGAGCCAGGCATACGATGATATCCATCTCTGCCAGCTGATGCTGGGCAACCTCAATGCCGCATCCAAGGAGTTTTGGCGGTGGAAGGTCAATCAGGAGATTGACGAGGACCGCAAAGCAGCCTTGGCTGCAGGTGACTTCCGAGCGCTTGCCGTGATGCAGAAGAACCGCATCAAGAACAATCGCACCGATACTCCTGATGAACCAGAACTGGCATTCGACAAGATTGTTCCTGTCGAATTCCGTATGACAGATGACCCGACGGTCATCGGTTTGCAGAAGATTCCGAATCTTCGTGCAAAAATCAAGAAAATGGAGAAGCGCTATTCTATGCCTGACATAGAGGACGCTGATTTCGAGGAGATTCCAGATGATAGCAGCAAGTCAACCTAAACAGCTCTTCTTCAATGATGTTCAGTCTCGGGTTCTGCAGCTTATGCCCAAGACGCTAATCTGTGAGTGGGGGCGTGGAACAGGTAAGGGTGTGGTCGAGGCAGGCCGCATCCTCTATGCCGTCCAGCACATGCCAGGCTGCTGCCTCGGCATGGTGGCTCCCTCTGTCAAGCGATGTCAGACCAATATTCTTCCATCTGCCCTGGTACACCTGGAGGAGTGGGGATACAAGCGAGACGTTCACTACATCGTGGGTAAAAAGCCGTGGAAGGCGCTCCACTGGCAGGATCCGCACTTCCAGCCTATGAACTGGGAGAACACCGTAGCCTTCTACAATGGCAGCTACCTCAACATCATCTCTCAGGACCGAAGTGGCACCTCCAACTCCCTCTCACTCGACCATGTCTTTATCGACGAGGCAAAATTTATTGATTGGGAGCAACTTAACAACGAAACGCTACCTGCCAATCGAGGCAACAAGCAGCTGTTCGGTGACTGCTGCCTGCACCATGGGCTTACGATTACTTCAGATACTTCTGCGACAAAGAAAGGTTCCTGGTTTATGTCGTGGGAGAAGAAGATGGATAAGGAGCTGATTGCTACTCTTGAGACGGTGCTGGTACATCTGCACAGTATCCGCAACAAGCTGGCTGCTCACCCAGAGCGGTACGATTACTACATGTCGCAGGTGCAGAAATACGAGAAGGTTCTGCACTCCCTCCGCTCTTATGCCCTGGTATATTCCAGGTGTTCGAGCATTCAGAACCTCGCAGTTCTGGGCGAGGACTTCATCAGGCAGATGAAGCGAGATTTGCCTAAGATGACTTTCCTCACAAGCATCATGTGTCAGCATGTGGGTATTGCCATGGACGGATTCTACTCCGGTCTTGACGAGGACCGAAACTTCTACACAGCGCCCAATACTTCGTATCTGGACGCACTGCAGTATAAGTTCAACCCGAAGAAAGACAAGATCGATTGCCGAACTGATGGAGATATAGAGGACGGTTTACCGCTGATCATCGGCCTGGATGCCAACACCAACATCAACTGTATGGTGGTGGGGCAGGTAGGTTCTGACCAGCGCCTCCGCATCATCAATTCGCTCTACGTGAAGTATGAGCGCAAGCTTCCTGAGGTTGCTCAGGACTTCTGCGACTATTACAAGTATCTCAAGAGCAAGAGGGTCATCTTCTACTACGATGCAACCTTCGTGGGCAACTCTTATGCGACTCACACCGATGACTTCTATCAGATAATCTCTAGAGTGCTCAGGCACAATGGATGGCTGGTGACTGAGGTCTATATCGGAAAACCTTGGAATCACCTGCAGAAGCAGGAACTCATCAACCGAATGTTCAAGGGCAAGGCCAATCACATGATCCTCATCAACCAGGACAACAACGAGGACCTGATTGTCTCTATTGAGAGCGCCGGCTGCTACAACAACGGCAAGGATAAGCGAGGAGAGAAGCTAGTGGAGACTGACGAGGACCGCCTGGAGAACAGAACTGACTTCTCCGATGCCTTCGATACCGTCTGCATTGGTGCAGAGAAGTTTCCTCAGAGTGTTCTATATACAGGTAGCATGAGCTGCCATTTTCCGACATAGGTTTTTTGATTTATATAATTTACTAGTTTTTATTTTTTGTCTTTTATTATTTTACTTTTTGCTGAAGGTTGTTGCTCGTGAGAGTAGCAGCCTTTTTTCATTCTTGCTGCAGAATAGGTATCGCCCTTGCAGGTCGATGGTTGTTTTGTCTGCTTTTCCGTACTTTTTCTTATTTCATTCTCGAAGCTCGATGGTCACTCATCCGAATTTTCCTGTGCGAAGGTAGCTTCTGGCGATTCAAACCGCTGTATGAACCTGCACTAAAAAAAGCCAAAGATTCTTCACGCAAGCTAAATCTTTACCTTTTCTTACCACAGAACCCCACATCTGTTTGCCTCTGCCAGCGCATTGTTATGCACAGGAAAAATCGAAAGAGTGACCGAGCTTTATACGGAATGAAATAAAAAAAAATACTCCAAAGCAGGGAGATTGGAAAAATCTCTGAGATCCCTCGCATTACCAGAATAGAATTTTTAAAAGTTTAATGGATATGAGACAAAATTATTTAGTGGAATACGTTCCAAACGCTTACATCAACCTTTGCGTTGACAAGAATCAGCAGAGAGCAAATAATCAGCTTATCTACGATTTCAAGGCAGGCAAGACTGCCACCACACGCTTTTGCGCTGAGTTGTTAATCAGCTATCTGAGAAGACAATACGGCAGATTATTGGAGGATTTCGTTGTCGTTTTCGCACCCTGCAGCGCTCAATGGAAGTATAACAAGAGATTCGGCTATCTCGCAGCTATTCTCAACCAGGCAGGCATCAAGACCGCAAACGAGCACGTTCGCATCTATGGCGAGCGCAAGCCTACCCACAATGGCGGAAGCCATCACGTGAGCGAAGGACTCTATCACGTGGCTATCGATGGCAGCTACTTTGCTGGAAAGAACGTCATCCTTTTCGATGACCTCCTGACAAGCGGTCAGACCATCAACGAGTTTAAGGAGCAGCTGGAAGCTGCAGGAGCCTACATCGAGCGAGAGATTTTCGTAGGGCGTACAATTCATCACTGCCCTATCAGCAACAGAGGAATCCTGCAGGAGATGGCAGAGGGCTTCTACGAAGCAGTAGCAGCATCAAAGAGATGTTATCCACAAGGTATTTATAACGTAAAGTTGAACAATAATAAAGCAGCATAATATGAAGAAGTACAATGATATACTAGCAGACGAGAGACCGGAATACAAGGCAGCTAATTACGGATTTGAAAATCTTAGTAACACTGAGCTGTTATCGATGGTAATCAACCGAGGTGCAGGAACAAAGGAGAGTATCAGCCAAGCAAGGCAGTTGATGAACATAGCAGACGGGAAACTGAGTAACCTTGCAAAGCTATCAATGGATGAAATGCAGGTGGTGCAGGGCATCGGAGACTGCAAGGCGCTGGCAGTACTCGCAGCTCTAGAGATAGGCAAACGCAGGGCAAGGGAGCATGTAGGCGAGAAGCCCGACCTAGGCAGCAGTCTGGCAATCTACAATTATCTCCATCTGCAGATGGCAGACCTCAATGTAGAGCAGGCGCACATCCTGCTGATGAATCAGAATTTCAGACTAATCAAGCACGTGAAGCTGAGTGAGGGAGGAATCACAGACACATCTGTAGATGTGAGGGTGATGATGAAGGAGGCAGTGACCGCAGGCGCAACAATCATGGCGCTGGCTCACAACCATCCAAGCGGAAGCCCAGCACCAAGCAGGGCAGACGATGAACTCACGAGGAAGGTCAAGCAGGCATGCGATATCATGCGCATCTTCTTTATGGACCACGTGATAGTAACAGATGGAAGCTTCTACTCTTATCACGACAAGGGCAAGCTATAGGACGAAGGGCAGTGAACTCACTGCCCTTTATTTTTGGGGCTAACTCGCTGGTGACCGCTGGTGCAGGGATGGCAGAAAGATGGCAATCGGCAGGGCAAACGGAAGGAGAAAAGGCAATTGCCACAAGGGAAAAAGCGCTACATATACCGCTCTGTTTTCGGGAGGCAATTGCCTCCGAGCGTAGGGCAGTGGAGGCTACCCTTACAGGGAAGCACGCTCCTTTTTCCACAACTTTCTAAAATTCCGTGAATTTCAGCAAGTTGACAAAAATGACCGTGGAAAATTTGTGCAAAAGCAGCAAATTTTGCAATCGTTTTGCAAACGATTGCCACCCGAAAATGGCGACTTATGACAATTCCTGCAGAATTGCCACAAGAAACGCACCATTTTCGGGTGAACCCCTCCATTGCATTACGGGGTAAAAGAGGAAAGGACATTTCTTGACATCATTCTGCAAATGATGAAAAAAAAGGTAAAAACCGTGTTTTATTGGGCTGGAATGTTAAAAATGTATTAAACATAATAAGTTTATTATGTAATATTTGCGTATATCAAAATTATTATGTACCTTTGCAATCGAGTTAAGGAACATGTTTAATCAATTAAATTTTTAAGCTATGCAAGAAGATTTAGAAAATGAAATCGAGAGAAAGAAAAAAGATATCGAAGACTTTCTCCGAATCGTGAAATTCACTGGTCTTTCACAGAAGGAAATCGAAAAGAGACTTGATTATCTCTTGGATGACCTTTCAAGACTGATGAAGAAAAGAAAGTAAAATGTTTAACTTCCCCTCCTTCGGGAGGGGATTACAAAATATATATTGATATGGAAGATATTAGAACCCTATTGGATGAATACAAGTCTCTTGCAGGTAATACCGATGCAATGAGCGAGGAGCGAAAAAATGAAATTATCGCTAAGCTGGAAACTATGGATAAGGATGCTGTGGCTGAAGTGGCAAAACCATTCCTGGAGGAAAATGTAACTCGCCTGGAGGGCGAAGTGAAAGCTCTCCGCAGCCAGATAGATGCAGAGGATTACAAACTGCTTCCTATCTCTTACATCGCTAAGACCTATTTCAACAAGAGCGCAGCATGGCTTTTGCAGCGTCTCAATGGATATCAGATCCGTGGAAAGGTTTATACGCTCAACCAGGAGCAGAAAGGCATCTTTAACCAGGCGGTCAAAGATATAAGCAGTCGCATTAGCGCATTGCAGTTAGCATAGCTAACATGTTCAATAACTCAACTCGGTCCCCGCCACGATTCCGTGCCGGGGACTTTTTACGTAAATTATCAAGAAAAAATGTTAGAAACACTGCATTTTTAGGGTTTATTGCCTAAAAATGCGGTGTTTTTCTTGTTTTTCCGAATTATTTTCGTACCTTTGCACATGCTATAATCTAGCATCAATTTCATTCATTGTGCTTCAGGGAAGTATACCGATTTTTATTTAGTTAGGGTGAAAATATATAAGTATCCATTAAACTACTAAATGTCATTCGTCGTGAGATGAGTAACAAGGGTGCCGGAGTTGCGATAAGCTCCTGGGCTTCGATGCCAGGCATCCACCAGAAGATGCTTAATTTCTTTTAAGATTTTAATGTTTAGTTTTTGTTAGAAAGAATCAGTAGGGTTCAAAGTTGTTTTATAGGTTTTTAGTAATAGATTTAGGTAATAAGGTTTTTTAGTTTTGGAGCCATCCGTGCGTGACGCATAGATGGCTTTTTTCATGCCCAAATGTTAAAACTTAGTTAATATAGCAAAAAAGCTACCTAAATATTTGGTAGTTTGTAGCTTTTTTGCTACCTTTGCAGTGTCAAAATGACAAAGAGTTCATTGATTTTATGAAAACAAAAGATTTGATTATGAGACTGAGAGATGCGGGATGCGTCCTGTCTCGACATGGTGGAAATCACGACAAGTGGACTAATCCTAAAACGGGTGTGTCGCAGTTCGTACCAAGACATAGTGGAGAGGTTCCTACGGGACTTGCCAATAAAATCTTGAGAGACTTGGTTGGGGGTTAACCCCAACCTTCCACCTTCAAATCCTTTTGTATTTTATGAGGGATATGGACTCTTTTTTATAAGGTAACTATAAAAATATTATATTAATATGAAGGTACAGATTATAGTGGAGCAGGCATCTGATGGCAAGTTTTGGTGCTATACAGAGCAGGGCATCGGAGATGTTGGTCTGAGTGCCATTGGTGACTCTGTGGCAGCAGCAAAAGCTGACTTGATGGAGTGCTACGAGGAAGCAAGGCAGGATGCTGAGGAGAACGGCAAGACGTTTCCTGAGGTGGAGTTTGAATATAAGTACGACCTTCAGTCGTTCTTCAATTACTTCTCGTTCCTCAATGTCTCGGACATCGCAAAGAGAGCGGGCATCAACCCATCGCTCATGCGGCAATATAGCAGCGGTGTCAAAAAAGCTGGAGAGAAGACATACCAGCGACTCAACGCTTGTATGAGCAATATTAAAGCGGATTTACAAGCAGCCGTCTTTTGATGGTTGTGTTTTCATAAAGTAATTAAATGAACTCTTGAGCCTCTGGTGCGTGACGCATCGGGGGCTCTTATTTATTAATCATTAAAGTTATAAATATGAGGAGCAAGAGACCTGATGATGATATGGATTTTATAGAGTGGTCCTGCAAACATTATCAAGATAAAAAGAATAAAGAGATGGATGCCAAAAGAAAGGCTGAGAAGAGAGAACGCAATAAATATTGGATGGAGATCATTACGTTCTTGGTGATGGTGATATCTGCCTTATACTCGTGCCTGGCTTCTACCATTAAGCAAGTATGGCAATGGCTATTGCTACAGCTTCAATGACAACAAGCAGAAAAAGGCGGTTGTTGTCTCTTTCTGCTATTTCTAACCGGTCGTTGGTCAAATCTATGCGTTCATTGGTCTTCTTGATAAGATCAATAACCCTATGCAGGGTAAGTTCCTTATTTCTTTCCATACCTTATTATATATATTATTAATTACACACCGCAAAGTTAGGAAAATAATCGGAGAATATTAGAGAAAATCGGAGAAAATCAGAGAAAATCAGAGAAAATCGGAGAAAATCGGAGAAAATCAGAGAAAATCGGGGAAAATCGGGGAATTTTCGAGGAAAATGCACGGAAAATCGGGGAATTTCCGAGGAATCCATTCCTCGAAGTGGCTGAACCGAAGGGAGATCCTGCAGTCGTTTCCGGTCGTTTTTGGTCGTTTTTCCGGTCGTTTCCGGTCATTCCTGGATATGATTCCGAATGAATCCGCAAAATCATTCCGTTTGATTCCTTTTCTTTCCTTTTCATTCCTCAACCCCTTGTTTTATGCTCTAAAACATAAAAAAGTCATTTTCTTTAAAATTTCTCGCTTTTTTTTTGGCGGTTCCAAATATTCTTTGTACTTTTGCCATCGGTTATAAGATAGTAGTAATCTACTCAGCGATGGCGACTGTTTCGCCTAGGCTTCACGCCGTGGGCTTTTTTTATGCCTATAAAGTATCATTTTCCCGGCAGCGGGAAAAAGGTCTTTTCAATATGGCGGTTGCATGATCCGTAAGATACTTGCCCTTCGCTGGGAAAGCTACCATCTTATAACCAACGGTGAATGTGACCGCCACCATTGTATTTATACATCAAGGTCGGTCTATAATGGTTATAAGATGGCAATTATGCAGAATTCAATTTTATTAAGTGATGCGCAGGTAAGACCTGCAGGCATCAGCGTTGAGGAGGGTATCAATACCCTCAAGTGTGAAATCAAGAAGCTCGCCAAGACCAAGAGCGAGCCCTTCAGCTATATCTGCGGGGAGACCGTGACCTATGGTGATGTGGCTATCACTATGCTAGGCATAGCTGCATTTGTGGCTGTCATGTTCGTTGGTGGATTTCTATTCGGAGGGGAGGTGATGTAGTTATGGAGGAGAATAAAAAGAATATCAATGACTTCATTGCCGATGTCGTTAAGTGTGATGGCATCCCTGAAGGAGAAGATCACATGCAGTATATCGATATGATAAATAAAGCGCTGAGTGCTTGGGCAGATTGCAATGAAAATAGAGGATATATCCTCATAGCAGTCGGAGAATCTAAAGTGGAGAACGGCTATCCTGAAGGCATGTTGACCAATTCTGCTTTCGGATTTGATGGAAACAGACATAAGCTTGTGGGCTTCTTAAGCGTACTTATGGCGCAAGATGAGAATTTCCGCAAATTGCTTTACTTAGCTCTTATGCTGAATAAAAAGAAGATATGAGCAAACCGAAGAATGTAATTGACCTCCACAAGAAGAGGCATAGAGTATATAAGGCGCTCATCGCTAGATACCTGGAGCTGGATTCTTACTACGTGCAGCTGTGGAATAATCTCCAGATATTACGAAGCGCGGCCAATCTTGTAACGGTTGCAGAGGTGCGAGATTACCTGTTTGATGCCATCAAGAGATTGGAAGCCATAGCTCTGAGAGTATGCCGCCAGCGAGATAAATATGATCTGTGGGCAGCCAAGATTTTCGAATCTTGCAATCTGATGTATTCAGCCTACGGACAAGTATATTCACCGGAAGAAGAATTCCCTTATAATGAAGAATGATTATGGAGAATGAAGATTATAACATCGATGCGTTCGAGACAGAATTACTCGACGCATACTTCAAGTTCCGTTCCAACCTGCCAATGAAGGATGAGGAGACCGGACTTGAATACAAGAAGAGTTTCAAGACCTCGCAGGATATCATCAGCGAGCTGAACTGTATGGGAGGCGTATCATACGCCTGCGTGAGTGACTACATGAAGAGTCACGGCTATGTCATCGCTACGCAACCGGACGGAAGCGTAGCCTGGGCAATCTGGGAAAGAGTTCTTATCATCAAATAGTTTATTTGCTAGATTTCATCTACCTGTTTTTGAAGCGGATGGCTGCTCGGGAGAGTAGTCATCCGTATTTTTATTTTGGCAATTGCCAAAGTATCTTTGCACTAAAAAAGATAATATGACCATCAATTCACTACCATCGGGCAAGGTGTTCCTGGAGAACATACCCGATATCATCATTCTCACAGCCAAGACAAGGCTGGCTGTAACCATCGCACTCGCAGACAAGACCATATACGAGGAGTATCTGTACCCTGCCGATGGCGAGGTGGTTGTCTCCGACCTGGCAGACATCTTCCGTCCTTACGCACGCCAGCAGCTTGCCGTGTCGGCTACAATCACCATCAGGGAGCAGACCGTGGAGGGCGAGTCAGAGACCGACGTGGCTACCAAGCAGGCGAGCCTGCAGGTGCTCTACACCTCCGTGGACATCGTGGGCGTAGATTGCGAGAGCTTCCTCGACAATCATTTCCTCACCCTGCTGCAGGAGTGCAAGCGCACCGCTATCGGGCGTCTAGAGTATCTCCACTACCTCGGTACCGGCACGGCTACCGTGACGGCATACTACAGGCAGCATGCCGCTGATGGCAGCGAGGAGACCCGCACATTCACCGCTACTGCAGTAGCTGGCAATGACATCTACACGACCATCGACGTTTCTCCGTCTCGCTTCACCGCTGATGCTCTCGACCTGCTCTACTACGAGGTAGAGGCAGGCAAGCGCCTCATGAGGTTCATCATCGACCCATCGCAGCCAGACTGCGCTCCGTGCCTCCTCTTCACCAATTCCTTCGGATGCCAGGAGCTCATCTACTGCGAGGGCAAGCACGAGGTGAATCCGGAATATACCAGGGATGCTGCCTACATAGGCGGTCTGAAGACCAACTATCGCATCACTGAGCAGCGCAACTTCAACGCTGATACCGGCTATCTGAGCCGCGATATGGCAAACTGGGCAGAAGACCTCTTCCGTTCCGACGAGGTCTATATCGTCAACTTCGTGGATGGCAATCCGGTGGTGGGCAAGCGCATCACCATCAACTCGTCAACGTCCAAGAATGACAACCTGCACGACACCCTTCCGCGCTTCACCTTCAGCTACGTCTATGCGCAGCGCCAGCACAACGTACTGGACCTGCAGAGAGGCGGCAGGATTTTCGATAACACATTCGACAATACGTTCAACTGATGACTATCAAGAATGCATATCATATCAATGATGTCTGTCTCCTCCTCGACAAGGCGAAGGCAGATGAAGCTGCCGTAAACCTGAAGGCGTGGACATCAGACGGCAGGGTCATCGACTACAGCGGATGGCTGGTCAAGGGTGGCAGCTGGCGAGGTGGATTCCATCGCCTGGTTAACCCGGCTAATGGCGAGGTTCGCACGGTGCCGGACATTTATATTTTCAACTTTTTAGGTAAACCAGTATTTCTATGAGCAATAAATATCAGATGCAGCAGATAGGTGGCAATGCCACCGTCTCCCGATATGCCGTAGTGGCAGAGGGAGTATCAGAAGTAACCAATGCTGCAACCATCGAGCAGCAGTATGGCCGAGACACAAGCTTTCTCGGATCAGGAGAGATTGGTGATGCTACCTTCCGGGCTCTCGAGGTGGGAGGCAGGTCATACGAGTATGTCAACTATGGAGATGATGACAACATTCCTTATCTCCTGCAGCAGCTCCTTCGCAAGAACATGGTTGCGCAGCGCGCCATGGCGTTCAACGTTCAATGCTGCTACGGGCAGGGGCTTCGGTTCATCGACCGGGAGACCAAGCAGGACGTGGCAGACGAGGAAATCCGCAAGTTCTGCCTGAGCAACAGCATACACGAAGTGTTCATGCAGCAGGCTACCGATATGAAGTTTTTTGCCTGGTCCGTGGAGGTCATCATCCTCTCTCGAGACCATAAACGCATCGTCAATATCCGACACAAGGACGTGTCCTACTGCCGCCTGCAGCGACCGAACAAGAGCGGTCGCATCGAAAACGTCTTCTTCGGTGATTTCAGCCATTTTCAGCAGGATCTCGAGGCAGAGGTCATTCCACTCCTGGATCTCTACGACCCTCTGGGCGACCTGCTGGCTCGCATGGGCAAGGAGCCAGACCCTTACACGGGCATCCGGGGCAAGGCTCCAAAGGATGGTACGAACTGCAAGTTCGCCATCATCAGCCGAATGCCTACACCAGGCATGCAGTACTATCCGATACCATACTATGCCAGCATCTTCGATGATGCCTGGTATGATATCTACAGACTCATCGGCATAGGCAAACGCTACATGATCAAGAACACGTCTGCTCCTCGCATACAGATAGAGGTGCATCGCGACTACTGGGATGAGCTCTGCAACAACGAGGGCATCATTGAGCCGGAAGAGCGCAAGGCGCGCATCCTGAAGGAGAAGGAGAACATCATCAATTTCGTCTGTGGCCCGGAGAATGCCGGCAAGGCGCTCATCACTGGCTATTATCTTGATCCGAACGGCAAGGAGCAGCGCATGGTGCGCATCATCAACCTCTCAGAGGGCAACAAGAAGGAAGGTGGAGACTGGGCTGAAGACATGAGCGAGGCATCCAATGCGCTCTGCTTCGCAGTCGGCTGCCATCCGAACCTGATTGGAGCGACACCTGGCAAGAGCCAGATGAACAATTCCGGCTCAGACAAGCGGGAACTCTTCATCATGAAGCAGTCGCTCGAAAAGGCATCGCACGATATCATGGCAAAGCCGTGGCACGTCATCCTTCACTACAATCTGTGGGCAGATAAGAATATCACGGTCGATGTTCCGATGATTGAGCTGACAACGCTCGACAAGAACAAAGACCAGCAGACATCAATCGTTAACAATAATGGCAATGAAAATTCAGATAAGTAAAGAAGACTTCGAGCAGAGCATCCTCGTAGCGACAAGCTCGCACTCTGAGGTGTTCGAGTCTGTGAGACCTCATTTCTATGAGGCATACAACAATATTCAGAAGCGCTTCCTCGGGTACGTGGGCGAGGAAGCACTGGAGACGAGTGAGCGGCTATCGGCTGCAGTAGTCAAGGCAGTGTGCCTGACTGCATTCCTCGGCAACGTTCGCCATCTCGACCTGGTACTCACTCCGACAGGCTTCGGAGTAGTTGCCAACAATGAGGTCTCTCCTGCATCATCTGCGAGAGTAGAGGCGCTGATAGAGCAGTGTATGGTCGCATGCTTGAAGGCAGAGGGCGAAATGATTACCTGGTTGTCTGCAACAGAAGGGTGGGGTGAGAGCCTGCAGGCGAAGATGAGCATACCGCTTCTGGTCTTCAGCATCGAGCAGTATGCCTTCCAGGTGAAGCAGGAGCTATCATCCAAGCAGTGGAAGGATAAACTGTCAGCACTCTACGAAGCTGATGGGGTGATGCGAAGGGTCATATCTGACGAGCAGATGGATGATCTGCTAGAGATGGAGCGGGGAGCCAAGGACAAGGATGACACCGCGGTAGAACTCATCTTCAAGGTGCGCAGATGCATGATCTTTCTGGCTGAGGGTCTGCTGACAGCCTACTCAACAGAGCATGGCCGTCTGCTCAGATACCTCGATGCCAACCTCGATAAATTCAAATTATATGCGGATTCATCGGCATATAAAGCTAATCATTTCAAAGAATTCAACAATGAAAAATCAAAACCTGCCTTCGTATTCAATTCGTGACGGTCAGCGAGTCTTCGACTTCTCAGCTCCAAGTTCGTGGGAGGAGCTGCAGGAGGATGAGCTGCGCTATATCCTCACAATAATGACTCTGTTCCCGGATCAGACGGTAGCGAAATGCTACATACTCGCAAGATTCTGCGGCATCAAGGTGCTGAAGCATACCAGAACAGGTTGGAAGTGCAGCGTTCTCTGTCTAACAAAAAATGGCAAAAAGAAGCGGGAAGTGCTATATCTGAGCGAGGGCGAAATCCTCTCTCTCCTCAAAAACTTCGATTTCATCGGAGATTATACCTATTATCTGCCGCTCGACACGTGTGCCGGTCTCTATGCCGTGGAACGGCTCATCAGAGACGTCACCTTCTTCGATTATCTGCAGCTGGAAAAGAACTACCAGCTGTATCTTATCCACAAGGACGATAAGTTCCTGAAGAAAATGGGGTGGATTCTATACCGGAATGAATCCGGAGAATCCGATGAAACCGCCATTTTTCAGTCTTTTGAGCTCCTAAATGTCTTTATGTGGTACTCCTCCATCAAGGGATACCTGGCAGAGAACTTCCCTCACTTCTTCAAGCCATCGAAGGAAGGTGGAGAACTGAAGCAGGAAGACCTGATGCCTGCAATGCAGGCGCAGATCCGCGCACTCACCGATGCAGACATCACAAAGCAGCAGGCAGTCTATGACTCGCTCTGCTGGGATGCGCTCTCCGAGCTTGATAACAAGGCGAGAGAGGCAGAGGAATTCAAGGCCAGAAACAGCAAATAATACAACATGACAGATAAATTATTCGATTCCATCGCATATTTCAAGCAATTGTGCGAGGAAAACAAGACCTGCAGGGCTTATAATTTTGTCGCAACGACGTGTTCCGGCCCCGACAGCGTGCAGGGCGTGATGCAGCAGTTCCGCAAGGCTGCGAACTTTGTCATGGTCTCAGACACCGTTGACAGCAATACGCATTCTGCCGGTGAAGGCTTCTTCGACCGCAACGTCTATACGGTGTGGATTCTCGCAGCATACAAGCGTGACGACATGGAGGACAGAGAGGCGAAGCTGAATCTCTGCAGATACATCTTCCGCCAGTTCATCAGCCGAATGCTTCACGACAAGTATCGCGAGGCATTCGACGGTCAGCTGGAGTTCCTGGATCTCCGTCAGATCTATTCGAGCGAGCTGGGCAGATACAGCCTGAATGGAGTCACAGGACTCTATTTTATGATGAACTCAGACGAGCCTATCGATGTACAATATGATGAGAACTTATGGCAGACCAATCAGCATTAGATGAACTGCTCAAATACGAGCAGGGATGGACCGACAACATGGGTGACTACTGGCGCGAGCGCATGGAGCGCTTGCGTACAATAGATACAGGTGCGCTCTATGCGAGCATCAAGGGACACCTGGAGCAAGGCTCCGTGACGACCATCGAACACAAGTTCCTGCAGTACGGTATCTACGTGGCAGCAGGTGTAGGTCCTGCTCACGTCTGGGAGAAGTGGACAGAAGCGCAGGGAGGCGAGAAGATTGCCCGAGTCAACGAGGGGGACCTGGAATTCCTCGGCAAGGAATATCGAGCGAAGCACGACATGAATAAGCCTAAGAAGGTGGGTCCTGCCTGGGGTGGTCGTGTCGCTGGTGGTCCGCCTATCGGCAGACGCGACTGGTTTTCGCAGAAGTATTATGCCTCAGTCATGAAGCTCAACGAGCATGAAGCTGACTTCTTCGGCAGCAAGTGGAATGGTCTGATGGCATCAGCGCTGACAGAAATCTTCCGTGGAATCGGTGCATCACGCAACCTGTAGTGCGTATTTTTATCGATTTCATCGAAGTTATATCTTTGCAAACAAAAAAACAATATGGCAGTAGAATATGATAAGAATGATCTTCAGACCCAGTTCGAGGGTATCAGAGATGAGCGGCGCCTGCAGGCCAATACGGCATACCGCATAGGCACAGCTTTTCTCTCGCTGCTGCATTTCGCCTCTGATGAGATGCATACGACCATCGAGGAGCTGCTGAAGAAGATCGAGGGCAAATATCTGTCGAAGGTCAAGGACGATGAAGCTGCCGGTCTCATCACCTTCCTCAGAGGTCTGAGGGTAGGTGCAGGCTACAAGTTCGATGAGAGTGGCAACATTTTAGCCGATTCCATCGATGCCAACAACCTGAATATCGGTCGTGGCTACAAGTTCGATGAGAATGGTGATATCATCTCTCGTGATATAGAGGCTCACGATATCAACGCCAATGACCTGAGCGTTGGAGGTAACTCCGTCTTCGCTGGTGATCTCAGTTCTCCGGACTTCGTTGCAGGATTCCTGACAGGCAAAGGCTGGCGGCTGAAAAATGAGCCGATAGAGAATGCGGCTGGTGTCCTAGAGAACAAATATAACCTGGAACTTGACAACCTCATCGTGAGAGGTTCAATGCGCATTTTCGAGATGATCATCTCTCAGCTGCTAGGAGAAAATGACAACCGCATCTTCACTGCGATGATGGAGGTGGATCACTTCGATGCAGAGAGCGGCAGGGTATATCTCGACACCAAAGAAGGCCGTATGTACAATTCCTTTCGCAAGGGTGATTACATCATGGTGCAGCAGTATAATGGTCTTCCCTCAGAGGAAAATGATCATTATGTCACGAAGAACTACGAGCTCCTGGTGAAAGAGGTCGGAACAGAAGGTGAGGGTGAGGATAGGCTGGCGTGGGTGACGTTCGAGAACTTCACAAGCTCCATGGCAGGAGCGACACCGGAGAAGCTGATCACGAAGCGTGACACCTTCGTGCGAGTGGACAACGTGTCAGACACAGACCGTAAGGGCATCATCCAGGTGATGACCGTAGGCAGCGATACTCCTTATATAGATATTGTCCATGGAATGAAAACCAATCCGGATTCTGCTCTGAAGGGTAGAATCGGAAACCTGAAAGGCATCAGACATCCTATTCTTGGCCAACTGAAGGGGTTCGGTGAATATCTCAACAACCTCTATGCGGTAGGCGAGTTCGTTCTGAGCCGAACAGGTGAGAGCATCGACACCAAGTTTCAGGTTCTCGAAAACATGTTCTCTTCAAGATTCTCCAAAACCAGCTATGAGCTGACCAACGAGAAGAATTATCTCGAGAATGGCCAATTCCTGGAGCAGATTACCGATTCAGAGAATAAGATCATCGCAGGTTGGGATATAGATACTACTGATGAATCCGTCTTCTGGTTCGACGCTTCCGGATTGCCGGTCATGGTCAACGGAAATCCTACAGCCAGCGGCAACCGCAAGGTCTCGCTGGAGAAGGTGGATGGCAGGCAGATTCTCCGTGTGCAGAATTGCGGCATCAGACAGAAGAATGCACTGATTAAACAACCAGGAACTCACAAGGAGTATGTTGCAGGAGAGAAGAGCAGCGCAGAGCTGCCTCCAACAGAGGCAGGGTACACCGATGTGCAGGACAAGCTATACATCAGCGTTCGCATCTATGCCAAGACGGCTGGCAAGTTGACTATTGGCTTCGCTGATTGCGAAGAGGTGAGGGGAAAACAGAATACCCTGCAGCAGAGAACAGTCAATGTTGCATACTCTGGAGCGTGGAAGACTATACCAATAGAAGGCGTGTGGAATGGTACCGGAGACTTCGTCATCCAGTACACCGGTGATTGCTATCTCGCAATAGCATCTCTCACCGATGAGCCGCTCAGCGAGCTGTCAAAGACCGTGAGCACCCAGATAGTGCAGACGGCCAACAATATCAAATTGCTGGGAGAGAACATCGATACCGTCAACAAGAAAGCTGTCAAGGTCGGCATCGAGCTTGATGCAGAAAAGGGCGAAATCAGGCAGTATGTAGATCAGACGGATAAGAAGAATCGCGAAGATACATCTTCGCTGATTGTGCAGACATCGAGCAGCATCACATCATCGATGGACAAGAAGCTGAAGGATCAGTACGATACCGTTACAAGCGAGTATTCTTCATCCATCAGGCAGACTGCGGAGGGTATCAGGCAGTGGGTAGGTAGTCAAGACTACGCCAACAACACTACAGTATCATCTAGCATCGAGCTGCTATCTGGCAGAATTACCAGTACTGTGGAAATGGTGGAAGCGAATGCTTCTAGCATTACTCAGATTCAGCAGGATATTGATTCCATCACACTGACAGTGGGCAAGGCTGCTACACAAGAGCAGCTGCAGGTAAACGTAGATACGCTCAATAAGAGTATCAGCAGTAATCTTGCATCTGCTAAAAGTTATGCAGATGGTGTTGGCAGCGGTATAAGAAGTGATTACTCCTCTACCATTACGACCGTTAAGCAAAATAGCAATGGATGGAGTGTAGCTGCCGGAGGATTCGATTCGAAAGGTAAGCTGAAATCATCTGCTGGAGCTGTATTGACTACAGAATTTGCCGGGCTTTTCTCTACGGCATTCACTAACAAAGGCGGTGTCGTAAAAAGTGAAATCAGTTCTTTCATTACGAAGGATGCAGCTGGAAACATGATTTCCAATGCCAAGATATCAGCTGACAACATAGTGCTGAGCAGCGGAGGTTCCGCTGTTGAGAAGGCGATTGCCAATGCTAAGAATGCAGGAGATACTGCGCAGAGAACGGCAAGCAATGCCGCTCAAGCAGCTAGTAATGCACAGAGTACCGCAAATACAGCAGTGAATAATGCGAAAGCTGCAAATGATGCGGCAGCTGCTGCAAAATCGTATGCCGCTACAGAAATCAAAGCGACGAATGGCAGCATTTCAGCATTAGCAGCTAAGGTTTCTTTTGATTCAAGTGGTAATATTACCAACATCAATAAAACTGGCCTTGTGCTTACAAGCACTTTCGCAGGCTTATTTACTAGTCAGGTAAGTGCAAAAGGACTTGTCAGCGAAGGACAGATGAATGTAGCCATCAGCAATGGAATCTCAGCAGCAACAATCCAGGCCGACAAGATAAATCTGACCGGTCATTGCATGAACTTCTCGGGCGGTCAGATTACCATCACAACTCCGAACTTCAAGCTTGACTCAACTGGTAGCATTTGGTGTCAGAATGGAACATTCAGCGGTACGGTTACAGGAGTAAAAGGAAGCTTTAAAACACTTAATTGTGTTGACAGTAACGGAAATGTAGTTGGTAATATACAGTTTGGCTCGGATGGTAGAATGTGGTTCTCGGGAGACATGTATCATCAAGGATATGATAGTGCCAAAAAACGTGGTTATCGCTTTTATGCGGCAGATATATGGTGCAGAGGCATGTTCGGACATCGACAAAAGACAATGGCATGGGTTTTCGGCACACACATGAGAATATACACCAAGGATGCTGACAATACAGAGGATACTGGGGTCTATATTGCACTCGAAAGTGGTATGGTATCAGGAAGAAGATACTATAAAATACCTCTGTATGGTTTTGCTAGTCATGGAGACGCTTCAGGTATGGCGATTGATATGGTTGTCATTAATTGCAGTTCTGATTTCTATTACGTATTCGAGGGAATGGGTAACGGCAAGGAATGGCGAGTCATTAATGGTAATGATAGACAGACAATTCATTTTGCAGACATCGGTGGTTGGCATGAGTTGAAAGGTGGCGAAAGCCTGTCGTGCGCTTACGTAAATCCGAAATTCCTGAATCCGAAGCCAACCAGCCTTGGTGCAGGAGTCTTCTGGAGTGGTGAATATGATTTGAACTGGTCTTGATTTTAATAACTTATATAATATTTATAATATGAAAACAGCAAAGCAGACGGTGACAACCGAATTTGAGCCGATTGAGCTCAACGAGAGTGTGAAAGTGAGTTTCGAGCGTAATGTCGCTGGAGATAAAACTATAATAAGAGGATATATCATCAGCAGTGAGAATGGTGAGTATTTAGGTAATGTTAATGTAGAGAACGGCAATCTTGCGATCTCTATCAAGAAGGATGATGTCGGCAAGGAAGTGACTGCTCAGATTCTTGCATCAATCCCGGAGTGGCTTGATAGCATCAAGAATGCCGAATAAGAGAGGAGGTGCTTATGAGCGATGTGATGGTGGGTACCAGCATCGAAGATGCAATCAAGAACTCTGATTGGTCTTCGGTCAGCATAGCCTTATGGCCGCATATTGTAGAGCAGATGAAACTTCACTCGAAGAACATCTTTGAGTGTGAAATGGTCTATGATCTTGACCATATCAACACTGTTCCCGCCCTCTACGATGACAACAAAGGCACTCGCAAGCAGGTCATCGTGCCTATGAAGGTGTTCACCCGTGATATTGACGCAGAGCTTGAAAAAGCTAAAGAGGTGACAACTGCTGCACAAAAGGCAACTGAGAGGGCGAATACCGCTGCTACCAATGCAGATAAGGCTCGGGAGGATCTAGAGACTAAGAAGCAGGAGGTTAATAATGCCGTTGCAGAGAGCAAGACCGCGACCGAAGCTGCCAAGATGGCTACTTCGGACACGCTTGCAAGTAAGAAGGCTATAGAGCAGAATGAGGAAACTCGCAAGACTGCAGAGCAGACGCGAGCCACCTCAGAGGCTGCGAGAGTCAAGGCTGAGCAGGGCAGAGCTGATGTTGAGAACAAGCGAGTTGCTGCTGAGTCTGCACGTTCTTCAGCAGAGCAGAAGAGAGCTTCTGCCGAAACAGCTCGCGCTTCTGCAGAAAATTCGAGAGTCAAAGTTGAGAATGATAGGCAGGCTGCTGAGAAGAACAGGAGTGACGCTGAAGCCAAGAGAGTCGTCGCTGAGCAGGGCAGAGTTGGTGCAGAGCAGAGACGAGAATCTGCTGAGCATCTGAGAGAGACCAATACTTCTACAGCCATCGTCAGCTCTAAGACCCAAACCGACCTTGCCAAGGAACTCAACGAGCATCCTCCTAAAATGGGAAGTAACGGCAACTGGTGGCAGTGGAACCTGCAGACTCATGCCTACGAAGATACCGGTGTCATCGCAAGAGGTGGTGCGATGTACCCAACCTTCCGGCAGTCCAGGAATAAGTTATTGATGATAGACTACGGTTCTAACGTATCTGAGCACGTAGTCAAACGTAGAAATAAATTAGTTATCAAGGTATAATGGCAGATAATACGAATATCATTGTGGTGGGCAATGTTGCCTTCACCGACAAGGGAACGTGGGTCAAGGGGTATTCCTTCGAGTTCGAGGGTGAGACCATCCAGGGCTACGATGCAAACGACATCGTCCATACCGCCAATGGTGTATACGCATCTCTCATCGATGGCAATACATCTGAGCCATCAGACGCCAGCGAATCCTGGCGTCTCTGGCTGGACAAAACTGCGGCAACCAAGGCCAGGAGCGCAGCCGATGATGCCAATAAGGCTGCGAATCTAGCTAATACTGCAGCCGCTTCTGCAACCGCTCAGGCAGCAGAAGCACAGCTGCAGGCTACAGCTGCAGAGGAGAAGGCGCAGCTTGCAACGGAGGCTGCGACAAGAGCAGACGAGAAGATTGCTGAGATGAATAGTCTCGCAGGTCAGATTGCGACAGGCTTCATCGCACCTTCTCGCATGAATCTCAGCTATCAGGCTGAAATTAGCATCCGCAACAAGCAGAAGCAGAAGATTGAGGCGAACATCCTGCCGGCATACTTGCCGCAGAGCGTCCTCTATCAGAGAGTTGAGGGCGATTCCGTCAAGACAGACCCTTCCGGCAATCTGACCATCAAGGGTGAAGGGGCGACTAAGTTCTGGGTGATCCCAACAGCTAATACACCATTATGGCAGGAGGTGACCATCAACGTCAGACAACCATATATGCGACTCTCTGCTACAGGAAAAATTCGCAAAAACGGCAATAAAATCCGAATTGTTTAATCGATTAAATATAATGTAATATGGCATTTACAGAGAATGAAGAGACGAAGCTGAAGGCTATCATCGCAGCCTTCGACAATGCTCAGCAGGTCGATGACCTGCCTCAGTCAGACATGTCTGCAACCGACAAGATTATCGAGGTCTTCGACAAAAAGTCGGGCAAGTCTGAGCAGATGACTATCAAGAATGCAGTGCAGCTAGGTCAGCATCCATGGTGCGGTCGAGTGTGGAACCTCGACAACGCAACCCCTAAGGCCGCTGCCTATGTAGGCTCCCTCGAGCTCCTGCAGAACTTACACCAGGAACTCGGACTTGGCGGCTATCTGGTCAAGAATGACCATACTCGTCGCAAGCTTGATTCCAAGGATCATTACAAGTATGCGACTGGCGAAGCGGCCAAACTCGATGGTACCGAGGGGCACTATCAGTGGGGTTGGGGAAAAGAGTGGTACATGGTCATCAAGACCGTAGGCAGACTACATTACGAGATGATTAGCCCTTGGCCTATTCAGGGAGAGTTCAACTACAAGATTCCAATTGCCAGCATCTCTGCAGCAGGATTTGCGACAATCGAGCGCAGTACTGGCAAGCTCGTAAGCTACATCAACGATGGCGCTGACTATCGAGGAGGCAATAATGATGCGACTCTCGACAATACGAACCGCACCATGCTGGGCAAGCCAGCAACTCAGCAGACTACAGAGTACTTCCGAGCAGCAGCGCGCAAGAATGGTACCGGATGGCTCTGCACGACGATGCGCCATACAGCTGCCATCGCAGTACTGTTCGGTGTCATCTTCGGTACTCATTACGACCAGGCTGCTGTCAATTCTGCTAAAGATGAGAATGGCCTGTTCCAGGGTGGACTAGGAGCTGGAGTAACGCAGATGCCTGACTGGAATGGCTACAACGGTTATCGCCCTGTCGTACCGATGTCTGCTGGCATCGAACTCGGAGACTCCTGCGGTGAATCTAGCTATGAGGTCAAAAAGGATGATGGTACCGTAGTCTATACAGCCAAGATTCCTAGCTTCTTCGGATATAAGAATGGATTCGGCAACCTCTGGCGTATGATGGATGATGAGCAGGTGCAGTGCAACGAGGACACATCGGTTGTACACCTCGTTGCTCCATCCATCTATGGTACCTGGACAATAGGCAAAGCTGAAGGCATGATTGCCTACAGCAAGTCGGAGACAGAAAGTGAAGGGTGGGTGAAGGAGCTGTGTATGGAGCACCTCGAGAACTTCCCGACTAAAAAAGGTGGTACAGAGACGACCTATTGGACTAGCTACTTCTGGAACAATAGTGGAGCGACATCCGGTTTTCGTCTTTGCCTCCGTGGTGCCTCTGCCTACAATGGTGGTCGGTGTGGTCTCTCGGCGCTCCGCGTTAGCAATGCTGTCTCTGCTGCCAATGCGAGCTACGGTGCGGCCCTCTGCGAAGCAGCATCCGAGTGGTCTGTGGAGCCAACATACTACGCAGCAGCCTAGGTTGGCTGCGTAGGCTCAAAAGACAGAACAATCAGAAGAACCTGGGGCTCCTGAGCACACGGATCGCGCAGCGAGCCCCACCTTCCGCCCTTTGGGCGGACGATTTTTTTTTTTGAAATTTCGCTCTTTGACTTTTTTCATTCCGATTTTTTTTAGTACCTTTGCACCCGGATATAATCCAGGTTGTGATTCCCTGTGCCGGTTTTCGTCTTTGCCTCCGTGGTGCCAATGCCAACAATGGTGGTCAATGTGGTCTCTCGACGCTCAACGTTAACAATGCTGTCTCTGATGCCAATGCGAACTACGGTGCGGCCCTCAACTTATAGAAATCCACAGTTTTTGTGTGCTTATGTGGAGAATCGGGAATCAGACCTTGCCCCAAGGCAGAAAATTCACTTATCTAGATTAGCTGGTAGATGATGACAATAGGGTCATCCGGTCGAAGGTTAGGACTCTTAATTAAGCAGACAACGGATTTGTACACCGCATTATACACCGACATGCACCGTCATATACACCGACACATACACCGACATATACACCATATTAGTTATCATTCATTAATTAATGCATAGTGAAGAGAATAGGTAATATATCCGTTATTGTCGAGACTTTACAGAATTTTCGTGAAGCCTTTTATGAGTTTTCGAAGCATAAGAGGTCGAGATTAAGCGTGCAAGCTTTCGAGGAGGACCTGGAGCATAAGCTTCTGGTGCTCCTTCGTGCGTACGAGACTGGTGAATGGCATACTTCGGAGTATGAGGCCAAGCTTGTGACAGAGCCGAAGGTTCGTACTGTCAACAAGCTACCAGTTCCTGATCACGTCATCCAGCACGCTGCCCTCAATCCTTCGGAACCCTTGCTGCGTAGCAAGATTCCGTTCAATTGTCCGGCAGGTACCAAGGGGCGTGGTACTCATTTCTTCTATCGCATTGTCAAGCGTGACATATACAATTCTCCACAGCAGGAGACTGCATATTGCGCACCGATGGACATACATCACTATTTCATGACCATCGAGCATAATCGGTTGAAGAGCGAGTATCGTCTGTATATCAAGGACCGCAAACTGCTATACTTCATCGACGAAGTCGTTGACAGCTATGCCAATGGCGTTGTCCTCGGTGTTAAGCTTACACAGCTTTTAGGTCAGCTATATCTTGTTAGATTCGATTATCTCGCTATGCGGTGCTTCGATATCCTGGAGGATACTGAGCGATATCACTACTGGCAGGCTCGCTACGTCAGTGATATGCTCGTCACTTGCAGGACAGAGGAGCAAGCAAGATTGATAACTAGCGTACAATCGTTGAATGAGCGATTCGATCGCTTCGTTCGGCAAGGACTCAGCTATTATTATAGGTTTATGGACAATATCTTCATATTGCATGAAGATAAGGTTTTCCTGCGACTGATGGTTGAATTGAGCGCAATGCATCTGGCGAGAGATTGGAAGCTGCAGATTAACCGGTCGTGGAATGTTCATCGCACCTGCGATGGCATTGACTTCTGTGGGCAGGTCATATATGCGGATCATGCCAAGATACGAAAACGTAGCAAGCAGGCATTGTGCAGGCAGGTCGCAAGACTTCGTAAGAGAGGCTATAGTAATGAGCAGATCAGAGTCATAGCCGCATCGAGGCTAGGAATTGCGAAACACGCAGACACAAAAAACTTATTACAGAAAATCGGAATGAAAACTTATAGAGACAACCTCGGCATCAAGAGAGGGGAAATTCCCTTCGCAAGCATGACCAAGCGGCAGAAGAAGCACATAGGAGATGTATTGTGCAAGGATGGAATCGACTACGAAGATCATCTTATCCTCATCGAGGACTACAAGATTGATAAGTCAACAGTTAGCTTCAAGACTCAACAGGTCGAGAAAGTTGATGAACACGGCAACAAGTTCATCGTTCAGGAGAAGGTTCCGAACGATAGATTGGCATTGAAGTTCAGATATATCGATCATGTGGAGAGGAAAGAGGAGTTGGATGAGAATGGGGAACCTATCGAGGTTCCGCACTGGAAGGATGAAACCTGGTGGTTGTATTCCGGTGCTGAGATACTTATTACACAAGCACGTGAGGAATGGTGCTTTCTGGAGAAGCCGTTTTATGTTGTAGTCGGAGAGCTGAAAAACAAATTCGGCAAAACGTTTTACAAGTTTATATAGTAGATGAATAAGAAAATTTATCTCGTTCGCATGAACTACGTCAGATACGACGGAAATCACTATCTGTTATATCTGAATGAGAAGAAAATTGAAAACTATCAGCCAGACTCTAATATGATAGAGTCTGAGAGTGATGGTGAGACGGTCACAGCATATAGTTATGAGGGTAGCGAGCCGGATGGCTCAGTCAAGATTGAGGCTACTTCAGCAGGGTACAACGATTTCGTGGCAGGACTTGTCAGAACCAAGTACAGCCAGAATGATGTAGAAGCAATCCTCTGCAACCATGGTGATGGTGATTCTGCTCACGAAGCAGAATACCAGGCATTCCAGGAGTGGAGAGAGCAGGCGAAGGTAATCGCCAAGGAGATTCTCGAACGAGATATTGCATAATCAATACGGCAGGTAGTCATAGCATTACCTGCCGTATTTTTATTTTTCCCCACATAATTGTATCTTTGCCCTAAAAAAGAGAAAAAGATGCAGAGAAATACCAAAGACTGGATACGCTATAGCAGCGCTGGTTTCGTACTGATTGCAGCAATAGTTCTAGTGTATATTAGCTACTTTTGCTCACAAGACGTTACATCAAACGTCTTGTGGTATTTTGGTCAGAGTCTTATACCTCAGTTCGGGATAATAATCTCAGCCTAAAGGCTTTATAATGTTTTTATATA